AGCAGTATTTGTAAATTGTAAATGACCTGTTAGATTTGTTATTTGAGAATCTGTTCCATTATGTTGTATTTGTAAATCTTCACCTGCGCCAAATCTTATTTTTTTACTATCTCCTAAATTAATGTTGCCACCAAATGTAGCAAGAGCTGCTGAATTTATAGTCAGAGCAACTGTGTCAAGTCCACTTGAATTACTAACTCTAAAACTTATTGCTTGACCAACCGTACCATGGTCTATAAATCCCTCTCCCGAACTTAAAAATCTTAAATTATTTTCTGCAAATATTGAATTATTTGTTCCTACTTTTACTTGATTACTTAAATAAGCATCTCTCCATTTGTTTGAAGTTGACCCAATATCATTAACAGCATTAGCATCAGCACCATTTGAATATGTGCTTACAAATGCAACACCATCTTGTTTAAATCCTCTACCACCATCACTTGTAAAAAATGGTGCTTTTACAAAACCAACATGGGTAGCATTTTGTGAATTATCTATGGTCAATGCAAGTGTATTGTTAGTAGAAAAAGACATCGAACCATTTTCTCTATTTATAAAAGTAACATTGTTACCAACACATCCGAATCTTAAACCATCAGAAATAGCACTACCAGTTGTGCTGTTAGTTATTTGCATTAAGGTTTCTGTCGTTGCAGAATTTAAATGTAATTGTGCAACAGGGCCAGTAGTTCCAATTCCTACATTACCACCATTAAAATAACTACTACCATTAGCGTTTAATACAATTCTATTGTTACCATTATCTCTAACTGTAAACATACCTATATTAGGAGTTGAACTTGACTCAGCACCAATTGTACCTATAACAGTTCCAGCTGCATTTCTACATATAAAACCAGAATCATCGTTCTGTACTTGTATTGAATCATTTGCTGTAATAACGCCATTGACATTCAATTTAGCACTAGGCGAAGTTGTTCCAATGCCTACATTACCACCAGTAGGTTGTAATATTAAAGGATATGTATTTTCTAAACCAGACCTATCTGTAGCTTGTAGCCAAGTACCAAAAGGACTACCAGCAACCTGTCCAATATCTAAAGTATTATTATTTGAAGTGTTTTGTATTCTTACAATTCCATTTTGTGTAGTTCCACTTGTAGCTGGTGAACCACCAACACCATTAATGTTAAGTAATTGAGATGGCGTTGCTATTCCAATTCCTACTCGTCCAGAACTGTCAATAACCATTCTTGTAGCAGAATCATCTTTAAATGTAAAATTTTGAGCAAGTAAAGTTAAAGGTCTTGCATTTCCCCCTCCTGTTTCTACTGCTCTAATTGTTCTTGCACTTGAAACATATCCTATATCTATTGCTGATGCAGTACCAGAATCAACTGTAAATCTTGCTAAACCAGAACTATCTATACGCATTCTTTCTGAACCGTAAGTTTTAAAAACTAAATTTCCTGAAGAACCACCTGTGCCGCTAATAACAGAATCATTACCACTAATACCTAATCTCATTTGGGTATTATTAGCAATAGCTGTACTTTTTATAGAAACTAAATCTGCATCACTTGTACTTTCAATTTCTAATTTGTAATCAGGCGATGTTGTTCCAATACCTACGTTTCCACCTGATTCCATTCTCATAATTTCACCAGAAGAACCATCAAATCTAAAATCACCTCTACTTCTAATAGTAGCTGTACCAGTTGAATCTTTTAATTCTACTGCAACTTCTGTGTCTGATGATTCTATTCTAACAGCTTCATTGTCAGTTCCAGCACCAATGTGTAATTTTCTAGAAGGTGAAGTAGTACCAATTCCTAAGTTTCCAGTACTAGTTATATGTACTTTATCATCTGCGCCTGTACCAGTTCCTATTGAAAAAGAATCACCATTAAAACCTGAAATACCTATTTTCCATTCAGCAGTAGTATCTAAGTTTTGACCAAATGTTAAGTTTGGTGCTGCATTACCTCTTATATGTATGCCTTTATAATTTGTACTATCCACAACTTCTAAGGCACTTTGTGGCGAAGTTGTTCCGATTCCTACGTTTCCATTTGAAGCTATACGCATTCTTTCATCTCCTGAATGTGTACCAAATCTAATTAAATCAGCAGCACCACCATCATCCCCATAAGTGCCTATAAATGTACCATTAGAAAAATGTCCTATATTTAAATAACCATCTCCTGCTGTGCCTGTAGATAATTTAATTTGATTGCTTGCTAAAGATACTTCAACCTGTCCTGAAAAAGTTGTTGTTCCAAAACTATTAGAATTACCTGCTGCTGTAACACTTGCAGAAAAAGTACCTGATGTTGCCGATAATGCTGCTATTGTAGTATTACCAAAATTATTTGAATTACCACTTGCTGTTATACTTGCACTTGATGTTATAGCACCTGATGAAATAGTTCCTGCAAAGGTTGCATTTTGTGAACTGTCTAATAAAAATGCTTGAGTACCACCTGTTACAACTCGCCAAGAATCATTATCATTAAAACCAAAAAAGGTGTTTCCATCTCCTGCGTGTATAATGTTTGCAGTTATAGTAACATCAGCACCTTGGACTTCTAAATTACCTGCAAATGTTGCATTTCTTGATGAATCAAAAGACAAAGCTACTGCATTATTGCAGTCTATGTCTAATGTATTAGTGGCATTATTATAAGCCATACCACCCATTGAATTATCATCAGAATCGCCAAATATCAAAAATCCTTCTGCATCATTTGCTGTAATTACTTTTATACCAGAGTTGCCACTTGTTGTTTGACTTACGATATTTCCTGTAACTGTAACACCTGTACTTGTAGTTTCTAATTTTTTACTATTGTTGTGATATAACTCTACTGCGCCATTTGCAACTGCTGATATTAATGTCTCTGTTGCTGCTTCATTACCAATATAAAGATTATCTTGTGTTATTTGTAATTGTCTGCTATTTTTAGAAGCTATTTCATTTGCATTACTTGTACCATTATGAAATATTTCAAAATCTCCACTATTTCCGAAAACTAATTGATTATTGTCCTGTGTTATTAAGTTAGTATTAAATTGTAATCTTGTATTACTACCATCTAAAAACAAGTATGTCGTTTTGCCTCCACTACCATTATCAGACCTAAAAGAAATATCTCCATCATCAAGCTCTTGGTCAATAAATAAACCACCTGTATTATTTTTTATAAATGAGTTTGTACCATCATGAAATATTTGCAAATCTCTTGAACTACCAATATTTAGATTAGTATTGTCGATAAACTTTGCTCTTTTACTAAATACAGTTTCTACATCACCACCATCTAATCTTAAATATTCAGTCTTACCTCCACTACCATCATCAGACCTAAATATAATATCTCCGTCATCTACTTCTTGGTCAATAAATAATCCGCCTGTAAAGTTTCTTATAACTGAATCTGTTCCATTATGTGCAATTCTTAAATCGTTACCTGCACCAAAAATTAATGTATCATCTGTACCTATTGTCGCACTATCTCCAAAAACTATATTGTTACCACCTGTTGTATTTCCGTTTGCTAATACTTCTGATAATTCGTTATTAGCACCTACTTGACTATCTACATATCCTTTACTTGCTGCATCTGTACTTGCACTTGGTGTTGCAGGTACGGTAACTTGACCTGCAAAACTACTTTGTCCTAAGCCTGATACTGTTAATTCATTATCTATAGTTAAATCATTTCCAATATTTACAGCACCACCTTCAGTATTATTTATGTGTGAAATGTTTATTAATTCTAAAGTATCAACACCAGAAACTCTTCTAAACCCATTTATGAAACTGCTATCTGCATTGTTTCCAAACTTTAATGTTCCTTTAGTTAAAAAATTATTGTTAGTTTGGATATATGAATTTGCAATTATTGTACCTGTAGTCGTTATGCCACCATCAAAACTTCCTGTTGTTGCTTCTAAACCGCCAATAACTAAACCTGCTTTTGTATAGCCTGTACCGCTTGTGTTTACTGTAGTAGTAGGTTCAACCTGTAACGATTTAAATAGTTTGAATTTATCATCACTTTCATCTCTGAATAGGCCTGCAAATAAAGTAGTGCCACTTGGATGATATTTACCATAGAAACCTATGTCAACAGCATCTGTAGATGTGTTATTGTTTGCTAAAACAATCAAAGGGTCTTTGACTGTAAGTGTATCTGTGCCTACTGTAGTTAAACTACCTTCTACAACTAAGTTACCTGTTACTGTTAGATTGCCACCAAACTTACCATCACCTGAAGCATGAAATTGTACAGTCGGAGTAATACCGACACCTATCTGTGTAGTTGATAAAAACAATGGACTATTGTTGCCAAAACCATCTGTTATTCTTTTTGCACCAGTCGTTAAGTTACCATTATCAGTAAGTTTTATTAGAGACTGGTAAGTATCTTTTATTTTATTTCCTGAAAGTGTTGCCATATTTATTTAGTTGCTTTCTTTTTTAAATAGATTAACAATTTCTTTATATTCCCTTTTTTAGGTTTATATGTCTTCTTTTTATCTAAAGTACCCACCCTTGAAATAAAGCATCTTTATCAGGGTATATGTCATCATTTGAATTGCTTGTATATTCTGGAAACAAAGACTGATTGAAACTCATGTAATCAATGAATCTTTGTGTATAATATTCAGCATATTCCCTTTCTTTTTGAACTAAATAATCTACTTCTTCTTTACTAACAAGCTGTGAGTTTTCACTTTGATGTTTAAACACGCCACCATTAGAAATACTATAACTGGCAAAAGGAAGATATTCTACCATAGCGTAATGAATTAACATAGGTTGTATAAAATCATTTACGAGTGTAAGATAATTACCTGTTAATGATGCACCGCCTGTGCCTAAAATATCATTACTAATTTTATTATACAAATCAGTACCAAGAAAATTCTGTATGTGTATTTCTTGAGCTAACTCAATAAATTGTATAAATTTATCTGTATCAACATTAGCGTTTAACGCTGTGTTTTTTACTATATCACTTCTTCTTATAAATAGTGCTTTTGCCATTATTCTTCTATTTCTTGTTCAGTATCTTGTTGTTCTTCTTGTTCTTCTTCTTTTTTAATACCTGTCTCCTTTTCGACTTCTGCATCTGTAAGTGCATTTGTCAAATCAGTAAACTCAAGTGGTTGTAAAGTTTTGAAGTATATATCTAATTCAATATCGTTGTATTCTAATATTTTTTCTAGTTCATCAAGTATAGTAACTTGCATTGGCCTAATAACTGTATTGTCCATAAGTATAGAAGCTGTTTGTAGCTCCTCAGCATTGTTACCTAGACCTGTATTATCTTTTATACCAACTAACATAGGCGATACAATTCTGTGCGATACCATAACTTTTCTCATAGATTCATCTGATAAGAACTTATATTGTTCATGGGCATCTGATAAAATTACAGGCTCAATGTTTGCTGCTAATTCTTTACTATCATTAAAAGCTAAAATAAAACGACCAGCATTTGAACTGCCGCTAAATTTTTCTTTAATTCTGTGTTCTATTCTTTCTCTTTGGTCATCTGGTGGAACACCATTATTGAAGTTAATTAACATACTTGGTGCTAAACCATTTTGTATATTATTAATATGATAGTTTGCAATTTCTTCTTCTAACTCTGCATATTGTAATCCACCTTGATAATCTACTGGAGCATAATAATAAAATCCAGCTTTATAAGGCCTTATATATAAAATTTCTAATCCAGAGTTACTCATTCCAAAAGCAGGTATTCTCCTTACTTTTGTATTTGATTTTACTTCTTTCCAATCCTTAGCATAATAGTAAGCCTTTACTAGACCGTCTTTTCCTGCCTTCTCTGCCCTTAACGACTCAACAGCTATATGTTCTATCTGAACAATCTTAGAACGGTCTTTAGAATAGATTATTTGAAGTGCAGCTTGGCCCATCATTTTATAATCATAGCATATTCTTTTCATGATATGTTTTTTAAACAATTCTTTCATTTGCTTATATGCTTCAGGTTTGTCTTCACTTTCTACAGCTTCAATACCTTTACCGTATATCATTTCTGATATTCCGTTTATAGCTGCATTGTTTGTTGGTGAACCATTATATCTATCTATTAAATATTGGAAATAATCATTGTCCTCACCGTATTCAACATAGTCCTTATTATATTGTTCAATGATTTCTGGTCTTGTATAAGAGTTTAGATTGACAACATGTATTTCACCGTTGCCTTTATTTAGTTTTGTATTAGTTCTTTTTTTTGTCATAATATTACAAAGTCATTGTCATAAGAGTTTTCTGTAGTGTACTCTCCAGAATGTACATCAAATATATTAAAATTAGTTTGGTCTGTACAAAAAATAGCACCTCTGTATATAATTGTAGAACCATCTTTTACTTTAAAAGTATAGAATCTACCCTCTTTTAAACTGAAGAATCCAGTAATAGTCATGTAACCATTCGCATTAGTTACATCAATTCCTATGTTAGAAGATACTCTTGTAGATTTATCTAATAATTCAAAAGTAGGACTAGATGCAGCACTTCTAGGTATTATCTTAAAAGTCTGTCCACCTGTAGATGTGTTAAGTATAATCATATTATAAATAACAAATAATATTTAATTTGTTTATATAAAAAAAGGGATACATCAAGCATCCCTCTTTTATACAAAGTAAATTTAATTATTAAGAATTACTTCCTTCTGTGATTGTTATAGTTCCAGAAATACCAGCAAATTGACTAAACGGAAAAGTACCGCTCGTTGCATCTACCACCATAAAGTTAGCAGGTTTTCTTTCCGAAGCCGATAAAGTAAGTGTATAACCACTCAAATCTCCCATAGCCGCACCAGTTACTATTGTACCGCCAGATACATCAGCACCATGCTCTAATCCCATCAACATACAATTTCCATTGTAATCTTCGACAACTACATGAGGTCTTCCAAAAGCTAATAATTTTAATTCTTTATTATCTTCTTTAGTTAATTTGTGTAATGTTAAATTTAGTGTTTGTTCGAAGAATGTAGTACCATTTTCTCTTGAAGCAGTAATATTTGATTCAAACGATGAGTTACCTTTTACTTCATATTTAAATGCAGTTAAATTGTTACTTGCATCGCCTGTCATATTTGTAATTTCGTCATCTGTTTCAGTAACTGTACCCAAACTACCAAAATCTACAAAGTAAACATTTCTAATACCACCAACTACGTCTTTACATGGTTCTTTTCTACCTCTTGTTAAATTACATGCCATATTATTATTATTATTAAAAAAAAAGGTAGATAGGCATATACCCACCTACCTTAATTTATGTTAAACTATTATTATGAGTATAATACTATATCACTTCCAATTCCATGCTGAACACCAGCACTTCCTCTTAAAATGATTCTTACATTTTGACTTCCATCAATATCTGCCATATCAATTAACTTAACTTCTTGCCAGTCATTTAATAGACCTGTTCCGAAGAATAAGTTAGAAGATTCTGCAGCAACCATTTTATTATCTCCTAGTCCAGGAGCTGTAAATAATGGAATACCTTGAAAGTTCATTTCTGTTTTGCCAACGTTATATAGCTCTCTATATCCTAAAGCTGCTTGAGCTTGTACATATAATTTAGCTGCACTTGTTGGAATGTAAATGTTAACGTCTTCTTTGCTATATACTGCAGATGGAATAGCATCAACTACTTTTCCTAATTCTGCAATAATGTTACCAGCAGTCAATCCTCCACCTACAACTGCAACGTCAACAACGTCTGCGTCTGCTGCAAGTAAAGCTTGGAATCCATCAAATTCACCAGCATTAGCTGTTGCTCCTTGCCAAATGTTTTGCTCAACTTTTTGAGCTACTTTAGCTGCAACCTGTGCAATTAAGAAATCAGAAAATCTTTTTGGTAAGTTGTCATATTGACTGAAGCCCATTGATTGAGCATCCCAATCTTGTCTGAAATCTTTTTTACATAGCTGAAGGTTTACTTGAAATTCTTCTGGTTGTAAGATTCTTTCTGTTAATGTTACATTTGAAGTTGGATTAAAGTCGCAAGAAGCATCTTTTAAAATGTCATTCATTGATAGCTTTTTAATCACTTCTTTAAATTTAATATTGGGTTTTATTGAAACCCCTCCTTGTGATAAAGTTACACCACTTAGCAAAGCTGCTGCAATATATTCACCTGCAAACTCGCCTGCATAAGAAGTAGTAATCGAAGTTGTAGTCGCCATATCTTTTTTCTTTTTTTATTTATTATTATAATTCACCAACTGTAATTGAAGAACTAGCATTACCATTTCCATATACGAAATAGCTAGTGCCGTCAGAATGTATTTCAATGAAATCACCGATACTTTCTGCACCATCTTCAAATGTTACTTTGTCAACTGCATCAGCTTCAACGATAGCTCCGTTTACAATTATACCGCCGTTAATAGTGTCTCTATTATCTGCAGGAGATTGTACTACGAAGTCAGTTGTAAATGCTGCTGATACAACAAATTTTGCTTTCCATCCTGCTGTTGGAGCAGGTAAAGTTACTGTGTAACCTGTTCCAGAAATCTTAAATACCTTTCCAGAATCTGCTAGACTTAATGAGCCTGATGCTGAAACTAATTCATAATCATCAAAAATTCTCATTACATCATCACTAACGTGTGTTAATACTGCCATAATTTTATTATTTATTTATTATTGTTAATTAAAGTTTCCATTACTCTATCAAGAGTAGATTGTTTTCTATTATGAGCTAACTTAAATTTAGGCTCAAATACATCCTCTGAATTATGTTGAATTGGTTCTGCTGCAGGTTCTGCAGAGAGTTTTTCAATTTCTTTTGACATAGAGACTTTATCATCATGATATTTAAGTTCCATATCTTCAATCATTTTTTTCATTGAAGCCATGTCTTTTTCATATTGTTCTCTAGTAACATATTTATCCATGTCAAGTTCAACATCTTCTTCGTCAGAAATAAGTTCAGATTCTTGTTCTTCAAGTTTAACTTCTTCAGCCGTAACTTCCACGTCCTCTGGTTTTACTTCTTCTAAATGTACTTCTTCATTTACCGCTTCTTCAGTAAGTTTCAAAGACATTTCAGCTTCCTCCTTTAATTGTTCTTCAACAACTTCTTTAGAAAGCTCCTCTTTTTTAATTAAAGATAATTTTTCCATAATATCTTTTAATATCATTGTAGCTTTATTCTTTTCCATAACTTAAGTTTAGATTTATATATATGTAATAAATTGTAAATAAAGTGTTAGATTTTATATTTTACCAATACCCTGAGCTCTCAGAGTACCATCACAACACTTTATGGAATAAGATTTTCCATCTTTACAAAGACAACCTCTGCGACTATTCTTAGGTACGTTTCTACCTACAGTTTCTTTCGTCTTTTTCATTTTTTACTTTTAGGATGTTTAGCTGGCAACAAATCATAATCTGTTGTATATTTTGCATTTTGTGGCCTACCGTTTCTTACAAGATACATAAATGCGTTGACTCTCGCATGTGCCCATTGTGAGGGTGATTTAACATTAGGTGAATGGCTAGTATTAAATGCACCAAGTCCTCTTTGGAATACAGATGCTAACATACCTACCGTTATACCATAACCTAATTTTTCTTTATATCTTTTGTTAAAGTCATCTGCTTTTTTCTGTAAAGATGCTCTATCTTTTGCAGATACTTTAGCTCCACGTTTACCAGACGCATCACCTTTAGCTGTTCCTTTACCTTTTGGATTTCTATTAGGTGTACCTGAAGCTGGTGCTTTAGGACTTTTTCTTATACCTCCTCTTGGCCCAACTTCTGCCATTTTAACACACTTACCATTCATTCTTTTGAAACCACTTGGACATTTAGTGTGTTTATACATTTCATCTTTCTTATGAAACTCACAAGGCATATACCAAGTTTTACCTTCAAACTCATGTTCATGAATACCTTCGCATCCAATATCCTTTGCCATCTTCTCAGCCATTTCTTTTGAAGCGTAAGCTAGTCTGTCATCTAATATTGCATAGTCTTTGTCAACCACCATTGATGCCATCTTAAGTTCACCAAGTTCTCTTAGTTTACCTCTTGACCAGTTTAATCCTGCTTTACCACCCCATAGTAAATATGATATAGTGCCACATGCTTTTGTGTCATTAGCGTCATAATAAGTTTCTGCTCGACTCAAATATGAATACATGCGTTTTATCGTTGATAATGAAAGACTCGCACCTCTGCTTAATTGCTGAGCTCTTACTTTTCCAACGCTTGTTGCACATTTATTATTTACTTTTTTATTTAATTCAATACCTCTCTTTGCATTATTTCTAACACCACTACCATAATCACTATATGTTTTTAACTGATACTTATTGCCAAGTATTGAATTGGCAATCTCTAATAATATTTCTTCTGCTTCTTCCTCATCATTTGCTGAAGTTAAAGCACTCATATCTAATTTATCTGTAAAGTAACCTTCTATAGAAAAACCTTTTACTAAACCTGTTTTAACATATTCATTCCATACAGCATCATTATTTACTTTCATAGTAACCATCCAAGTACCTTCAGGTAAATCGAATCCATACTTTTTAGATTTATCCATATTAGAATCTTCTATAATCCAAGATTCAACTACAGACAATCCATTTAACTGTGCTTGATGTTCTAGTGTAGATTTGTTTTGATTACCTCTCATTAGAAATAATTGTGATGCTTGTCTTACTGTATCTTTTGAGAAGTAAATAAAATAATCTTCACCACCATTTGACCTGAATATATTTTTGTTAGGTATAAGAGCTGGCCCAACTAATATTCTTTTTTCGTTGTCAACTTCAGCTAATTTAACTTCTTCATTCTTTGATAATGCAATAAAGTTTTCTTCAATAGCTGGTTTATCAACTATAGATATAGCTTCTATACCAGACATTAATTGTTCCTCGTCAATAAGTAGTTCTATAATTTTCATATTAGATTTATATATAATTAATTTATACTTGCGTTATTTGTAATATTTCTGTCAAGCTCTTGTTGAGTAGTTACCTCTTTTCCAACAACGAATGCTTGTATAGGTCTGCCAGTAACACCAGCTAATGATGTTGCTAGCTGTGATGTTTCACTTGCACCTACTACATTAAAGTCAGGTGCTTGGACAACAGTCTGTCCACCAGATTGAGAACCTTGTCCTCCTGCAGGTGTTTTGATTCTTCTTATAGCTGCAACTTGTGCTAAACCTTGTACAACTGCTGCTGCTGCTGCAATAGCTGCCCTTATAGGTGCATCAACAACAGGTAAATTAAATTGACTTTCGTAAGCCTTTTGAGCTGCTGCATAAGTTGATATTAAAGTACCAGCTATAGCAAGACCTTTACCAACACCTGTTTGTTCACCAGCTAATCTACCTAATCCAACTAAAGCGTTACCTGTATCATTATAAGCTTGTATTTTAGAATCAGATTCAATCTCGGCAAGTTTTATTTGGTCTTTACTTGCCTTTTTAATCATCTTTGTTTGTTCTGTAAGACCCTTATTTAAAACCGATAAACTTTTTACTGCTGAATCACCTGCACCATCAAGTGCATCTCTAGCAAATATTTGTAATTTTGTAAGACCTTCAAATAAATCTCTATCAACAACAACATCTCTTATACCTTTAAAAGCCCTAACAATATCAACGTCATCTGGGTCAAATCCTGTAGTTTGTAAAGAGTTAAATTCTTGTAATAAGAGTTTTATTTGTTCTTGTATTTTTTTTATTGATTCAGCTCTATTCCTATCAGCTCGTTCTCTTAAATCATCAATGGGCTTAAAACCTCTTGTAACAAATGTCAAAAGGACATTTAAAAATCTACCTGCAAAACTTGTGTTTTCTTCCAAACCTGAGTTTTCTAATTCTATAAGTTCTGCATAATTCTTTTGTAACAATGCGGCTAATGCCTGTGCTTTAGCTTTTTGCTCTAACATTGGAATATAATTCTCTATAGCCTTTCTTGACTTATCTGTTAAATTACCTTCTTTATCTAATTCTATGTTTAGTTTTTCATGCTCTCTGTTTATTTCATCTAATGCAGATTTTTTTTGATAATATGATTTGTTTACATTATCTAATACAGATACAAGTGTTTCTAACTTACCAATTTGCTGTCCAGCAGCTTCTGCAGCATCTTTTTGTGATTGCCTCAAATCTTTTACAGCTTGTGTTGTGCCTGTTAACATGTCAAGTAGTTTAGGGCCAAATGATATTAAAGCTTGTACTATAATTAAGAATCCACCTGTACCAAGTAAAGATTTTCCTAATTGTTTAAAAGATTCAATAGCACTACCGTTTGTCTCTATAAAACTAGATAATAATGTTACTACTTGCGATAAGTTGTTTGCGATTGCTGTAAAACCAAATGAAGCATCAGAAGCTAAACGTCCAGTTTCTAAAAGTATTGCGTTATTTAATCCTGATTGTGTTCTTGCTTTTTTTGTAGTTTCAACTACTTTCATTTGGGCATCAGATAAACCCTGTAATGATTTTTCTACTTTAGATACGGCAATATTTGCATCTTTAGCACCAACTTGTATTTGAATTAATATTTTTTTAGTTGCCATATCTTAATCTTTTTAGTTGCTGCTTCATTTCTTTATAATTACTAACAGCTTTGTATTTACCTTTTGCTATTTCTATTATTTCATCTTCACCATACCAATCTGATGCGTTAAGTAAATCTATTATCTGTTTTATCATAATTATAGTTTGTTTAATAATTCTAAATTCGATACTTCAGTTTTAAAGTTTGTGCTTATAGAATTAATACGAAAGGTACGGTCTTGTATTACAAACTCGTCATTCAATCTATAATTTGCTAATATATCAGTTGTTAAATAAGCTTTTAACTTGAATAATCTTCTTTTCTCATTGAATATGCCGTCAATATAAGTTTTATAAAACTTCTTAAATAATGAGTTGGTTGTGCCAAGATAATCTATTAAGTTCCATTCGTCTATTTCGTTATCAAAGTTTATTGTAAATGCAGGTGGTCTTATAATCACAAAAGCTTCACTATTAGCCATAATGTCTAAACTAATTGTAAGTTGTGTATTACTATCAACTGCAGTAACTACAGCACTTGTATTGTCTGTTGTATTTAAAACAATATCACCAACATTTACCGTAGCAACAAAGTTTTGACCTGATTGAATTAATTTATTAGTTGCAGCACTCGTAGTTGTACCTAAGTCCTCAGGATTACTTCTATTACTACCTCTTTCATTAGTATTGCTTGGTCTGTGATATTGTGTAATAGAAACAGGTGTTCCGTCTGAAATCCATTTAATACCTTTTGGTGAACTTAGTCCAGTTTCTTGTACACCATAAAAAATTAAGGGTGCTGGCAAAACTGGTTCATAGTTTCCTGTATTTGGTGTTACATCTGTATCTGATGTAAATTCACCTGCAGCAGAGTAACCCCATTGTATATCTGTTACAAAAGCTTGTGGTTGTGTAACACCTGAGTATGGGCTACTTCCTGTTTCATTATCGTCAAATAATCTTTCAAACTTCATGTGTTCAAAAGGAGCTTCTACCTCATAAACTGTTCCTCTATCTATATTTTGTGGCCTTACTTCTTCATTACCGAATACCTCATTAAATTGTTCTAAATGATTTATAGATAAAAGTGTTTTAGGTTCTTGATATTTAAAATCTATCTCACTAAATTCAAAAGCTCTATCTATCTGTGTATTTGAAGTGTCAACATATTTTGTAATATCATATTCACCTCCTGATGGATTATTAACTCTATCTGCATAAAAATTGTCCAATGTATCTACAAATATTTTGCCAAAATCAGCATCGCCAACGTCATCTATGAAAAATGCTGTTAGGTTAAACATTTTAAATAAACCACTTAGAAAATCTATAGTTTTTATTTTTGGTGTGTTCTGTGTTATTATAATCTCACTTACAGTTGATATAGCTGCGGCTGAACCATTAATATTATATACAGCGTTTATCTCAGATGTTGGATTGCCAGTCAAAGGGTCAAGAACAAGTTCTGTTAGTTCTATGCTAGGCGTAAAAGATATTGCTGTTTCTGATTCAATAATCCATTTGACTTGAAAGTTTACAGCATTGAAAGATGAAGGTATCTCAAATGTTAGTGCTCTTACTGCACCAGATTGATTTGCGCTTTGTGCTAAGGTTGTACCACTTACATAATCAATAGCTTTCATTGTAAAGGGTATGCTTTGGTTTGCACCTGCTGTTGTTACAGTTAGAACACCTCTAAAACTATTTGTATGATTTTGTACAGTAAATCCCCAACTATCTCCACTTACGTTGAAGTGTGGGACTGTACCAGAAGAATAACCCCAGTTACCACATATTCGACTTAATATTTCATCTTGGTTGACATCTCCTCCTATAGGGCCTTTGTTTCTACATAACCATAAATATAAATTAGAAAACTCTGTATTGTTAAAAAAGTCTCTAGTAAATACAACGTTACTTGGATAACCGTTTGCGATTGTATATTTATTTTCTATAGCTTCGATAATAGTCAAACATTTTATCGCTGGCTTTAAATCATCAAACGCTAATCCAATATTGTTTTGTGTTGTATTATAATATAAGTTTCCACTATATTGCGGTGATGATTCGGCAGAATCATAATAAAATCTTTTTGTATGAGATATAAGTGGATATATAATTTTACTTGATGATAAACCACTTTGTAAACCTGTCTTTACATTTGAGCTAGAATAATCATGTGTAAAATTATCAAGCTGCGGTAAATCAGATAATTCGTCATCTCCAAGTAAATCTTTTAAATTTATAGTATTGCCATAAAAAACTAAAGTATATGCAAAAGGTTTATTATCTTTTAGCTTTACATTTTCCAAAGATATTTTACCTCGTTTGAAAGGATTGAAGTCAAGTTCCATGATTGCATCTTTTCTAGTTCTAGCATCAAAGTTGTTTTCTATTTCATATCTATACCAATGTTCAAATATTTTGTTATTGTCTCTTGATGCAGGAACTGTAAAGCTTTGACTAAAATCCATAAATACTTTACCTATATCTCTTACATCTTGTATCTTAGATGTTAAGCTTATAGTTTCGTCATCAAACATATCTACTCTTTGATAATCTTTATCAGAGTTTTTTATGTATAAAACTACTTTCTGCATTATAAAATATTATTTATTTTATCAAAGGCGTAATCGAATTGAACAGTATAGTTTATAAGTTTATCATTTACTGACTTCTTAAATCTGAGTGTGTTTGATTTTAAGTTAACAGGTAATACTGTTGTTATGTCGTCAACCCATACTTGTTCAGCTAACATTTTTTGTTTTACTATTTCATTGTATGATTCTGGGTAGTAACCAGTATTAACAGTAATACTTTCTTTACCATTAGCCATAAATTTCTTTTCTTGGTGTTTTGATAAAGCATAAGAAGGTGTGCCACCAGAATTTTCTAAATCTAATATATTATTCTTATACTTTTCACTTCTTATATTTATTTCTTTGAATGACTTTTTGAAATACCATATATTTTGTAGTGCACCAAATTTATTATAGAATATTAAATTAAGTGGACTGTATTTACATTCTTCTACTTTTTTCAATGTAATTACTGTATCAGTAAATCCAGATACAGATGTATCAAAAGTAACTATATCACCATCATTAAGTAACTGTGTGTCTTCAATTATTATATATTGTATTTTTTGATTTGTGTTACCGTTGTCTGCAATTTGTATAGGTGTTTGTCCTGAACCCCATGTACTGTCGTTAGTTTCCCAAAAGTCATTTGCTGCTTCCCAGTTTATATTCGAACCTGCTGAACTTGTCAATGTTACAAGTGGCAACGCTTCAGCAAATACAGGTATTTTTATATCTTGTCCATCAAAATAATAAACATCTGTATTATTCTGTAAAACCATTGGTGTTGTTGTTGTTCTTGGATTTACGCCATCTTCAAAGTAACCATAACCATCAATACCTAAAAAAGTATTCACAACTGTGTTTTGACCACCTACTTGAACAATATTGCCTGCTGAATTAAATATTGTAACATCAGCATCAATCCATATAGTATCTGTTGCATAGTTGTTATATTCAGTAATCATATAATCTCTTGCAAGCTCACTTAGTTCAAATACAACATAAGGCATGGCATATATAATATAGTTTTCTCCATTAGCCATAATGTCTGCGTCAAGAGTCAAAGTTGTATCACTATCTATTGCGGTTACTGAAGCTGTAGTATTATCTGTTGTGTTTTTTACAAAACTACCAACTTGTACTGTAGATGTAAAATTTTGTGTGCTATCAACTAATTTATTTGATGTAGTTGCAGAAGTAGTACCTCTGTCAAGTTCATCAAGCTTTTGTTCTTTTTGAATTGTATATCTTAAATAAGCATTAGTTCTTGAATTATGTAAGCCTGTAAATATATACAACTGTAACTTAACAGAATTTAAATCTGCATTTTTTACTTTCAAATAGAAAGGACTTCTTGTGTTTATAATTGTTGACATGTTATTTCTCTATCTTTTTAAATGTTTCACCAGTTTTACCATAACCTAGCATAATCATAAACTCATCAATATTTTTACTTATATCGTCAATAATATTTGGTGTTACGTCAATTATACTATCTACTTGTTGATTTACTAATTCAGTCAAAAAAGGAACTGGCTTGATGCCTTCTCTATTTATTTTTTGTGCAATTAAATTAGCAACTCTATTTTTATTTTTAATAGAATCAAGAGTTACAGGTTTTCTGTTTATCCAGCTTACAATATCATTTACTCTTACGTTTGTACCAGCTTTAGTTCCCTCATCAATCTTTTCACCATAATCTTTACCTGTTATATTAAATTGAAAAAAATCACCACCTCTTACAATTTTAGTGCTTAGTTGTAAACTATCTTTTAATTGTCCACTTGATTTAAGAGCACTTTGTATCGTTCTGCCAGATTTATATGTTCTAGTAAAAGGTTTATCTATTCTAGCCTTTGCAAGTCTAATTAGTTTATTTGAATAATTAGTTAGAAAGGCTTCTGTATTTTTTAATTTAAAACTCATTAGCAAGCACTTTGTCCATTTGAATTAATATCTGATATTTGATTGTTTGGCACAATTACATCTAGTGTTAAAGACCAACCTGTAAGTAAATTTTCAAATCTGTCCTCAAACATCTGAGCTTCAAAATCTGTATCTATTTGAAATAAATCGCTATACAGTTCACCACGCCTAAGAGCACTCTGCAATCCATTGACAACAAAAAACATTGTATTTAAAATATCTTGTTTGTTATTTATATCATGAAAATAATTATTCTGTTCTTTTAAGTCTTCATTAGTTTCTGATACAACATCCATACATATTACTTGCATATTGAATCGAACAACATGCTCTTGAAAAGTACAACTATTTACTACTATGTGAGCTAATGGAAATATAGTTTGCTTTGATAAGTCAACTTCAAATATATCTCCAAATGTAACTGAATTAATATTACTGTTGCCTTGTAGATATGTTTTTAATTTATCTAGTATATCGTAAAATGTTGTCATCCTTTATAAGCTCTTTTTATTTCGTCTTGTTCTATTTGGTTCTTTTCTTTCTCAAATGATAAATAGTTTAAACATTCGAATAATGATAGTTTGGTAACTTTGTCAAATCTGAGGACATCTCCTTTAGCGAGTGCATAAACTGATTGATACCACCCCCATTTTTTGCCAAATGATTCTCTAGCGTTTGCAAATCCTGTTTCGTCAGATTCTGTTCCATATATCTCGGTATAGCTTGAAGTAACGCTTTCCCTAAATTGTAAAAAAAAAGCATACCACTTAATGCTACATTCATTGGCATCCCTTTCATAATCTCTTGTATTTCTTCTTTGCCTTCGTATGGTGCTATTGTATATTTATCACCTAACTTAAAATTAACTGGCCTATACATAACACTCATTACTTTGTGCATGTTTTGCCAATCATTAATATTAGTTTCTATGTCAATATATTCTCCTAAAGATATATCGTCAAGTTTTGGTATGAAACCCATGTCAACACCTTCTAATTTAAATCTTCTAATTAGTTTGGGTTTTTCAGCAAATGCTTTGTCTAGTATTTCTAATACCTTGTTAAAACCTCTTACAGAAATCTTATCTACTTCTGCAAGGCTTATGTTGCAAAATATTTCAACGAGCTTCATATTTAAAAAGTTTGTTAGCTCATCAGTTTGTTCTGCGTCCTTATGAGCATCCATGACTTTCATATACTTTTGGTACTGCTCAAGTGTTATATCATTTAACGTTTGAGGTACTTCTAATTCTATAAATTTCTTAGCCATATTATAATTAATAATTATTGTTTATATTGTATCTAACTTATCCCACCTGCTTATATGTCAGATTAATAGTATTATATATATTTAGTATTACACCATGTAATATATTACACCATGTAATATATTACACTATGTATTATATTACACTATGTAATATATATATAATATATATATATATACTGACTATTTGTCATTTGGAATACTTTCTATAATAGTATAGATAGATTTCATATACCTTATCACTCCAATCTTTACGGCCATAAGTCTTAGGACTTCTTATTATATTACCATTGTTATTGACTTCAACAAAGTATTGATTAGCGTCTCTTGGCACAGCGTAAACCTTTATACCATTTTTTATACACCAAGATATTGCATCGTACTTTTCCATACTATTGAATTGCCTAAGGTATTGAATTTATTGATAACTGCAAACTGTCAGGTGCAAAGTATAGTTTGTATAGAGAGTTGAGTAATATCCAATATAGTTGGCCGTTTGCACAGACACCCTATATTTAAGGCTATATAAGGCCATTTATATTATTTGTGGAGTAATACCATTAAATTGAATTTAAGGGCCGTTAAATTGAAGCTAATAGGCCTTAGAATTGATGTTTCTTTGTATTTATAGGCCGTAAAATAAAAAAACACCATTTAATTAATCTTTTTTAACTGATTATCAACAATTTAATTTTTTTAGGCCATGATTATAAAATTAATAAAAGGCCATATAAGATTAATATAAATTAATTAATAATGCATCATAACTTTAATTATGTTAAATTGTATAGACATAAAAAAAAGGGCCGAAGCCCTTTAGTTTACAACGCTTATGAGTAATTCTATCATGGTTTATTTAATTGCTCATGATACTTTTCAACTACACCATTATAAATAATCTCGTAAGCCATAACATTGTAATTGGGAAATTTTTCTCCTGTCATTTCACTGACTGAATTAAAAGGGCAGTAATCAAATGCCTGTGCAATTTTCTTTGCCTTATAATTATATATTACTTCGCTCATTCCGTCAATGATTTCATGTATATTTTCATAAGGGTCTGAATCATAATCATCAGAGCCAAAGCCATAATCATCAACCAACGAATCATAAACCGAAGGAATAATTTCCTCGTTTACATGTTTTTTTGTGAGTGTTTGATTTTCGTAATCGTTTAAATATTCCATAGTTTTAATGTTTGTATTATTTAATTTTCTTAATTGTTTTCTTTTATTTGCATGATGCAAAATGTTTTTTTCTATTCTATGCATCTTGTTTAAATTCTGGATTAGGTTTATTGGCGTTCTTGCCTTGAGTTAAAACTTGTTGCATTACTTTGTCTATAAGTCTTGTGTATAAAAGCTCATTTTGTTCACTAAACAATGAAGGCTCTGTATAATGATGGTAACTCGTTAAAAAATATTCCAACTTTTTAACCTCATCTTTTGCCACAGAATAGCTTCTAAGAAAGTCAAGCATTCTTTGATAATATTTATCAATTTCTACGCCTGTTTCATATTCTCCGTTCCAATCATAAAGCACATGTTGAGCGTTGCAATTTCCGTTGTTAAAATACTCATAGTTTAATCTTGAAACTACTCTTATTAGTTCGCCCTGTATTGTAGGAGCGTCTCCACAATCGGGGACTAATATTTTATAGAGTTCGTTATATTCAGTTTGATAAATACCTTCATCATTCCAATAAGTTTTTCCCATTGGTGTAAATTTTGTATATGTGTTTTCTTTTGTTTTCATATTATATTAATTTATTTCGATTGATAAAAAGATAGTAAAAATAAATGCCATCAAATAAACAAATAGCTTTATAAATCTATCATGTAAAATGATTTTTTCTAATAATGTTTTTATTGTTTTCATATTTGTAATATTTTATTTTTTAATTCAATTATTTTTTTTTCATGCCATGAAATGTCTTCTTTAATTTCTTCTATTAACTTAAGTTTAAAAGCGTTACTATTAAAGTAGTCTTTCATCTCATTACACTTGTTTACTACATATTTTTTATCATGAGTTTCATTATTATAACCATGCAAAGTATCAAAACCAATAGTAACTGATTCTTCAATACCATCACTATCGTAATCAATATGGCTATAAGTTATTTCTTCCCCACATATATTCTCATAAAAACCATGAGGAGAGGATTTTTCAGCACAAGACATTAAGTAGTCAAACGCAATATGTTCCTTAGGTACTTCTAAGTAACCATTTCCCCAACTTCCTACGCCTGTTTTCATTAATTCTGTATGCTCTTGTAATGATATTTTTATTTCTGTTTTATTTATTGTATTTGTTTTCATATTTATTGTTTTATAGGTTTTGTGTTTGCATTCCGTAAAGTTTGTAATGTAATATATTACCTTTTACTTTTTGAATTATAAAGGTTAAATCAAAACCTTTATTTTTATAATTCTTCTCAGATTTTTTAATTCTACTCAATCCTGCAATACTTCCTAATTCAGTATCAAGCAGAACATATTTTTCATTTATTTCTATTGTTTTATTCATATTTATTGTTTTTAATCATACCCAAATATATATATTTATTTCCAACTGACAAAACAAATATTAATTTATTTTTATATACCTTTGCAAAAATCCAAAACCAGATACGGCCAAAAAAAACCCCCTATTAAATTTATGTATTAAATTCACAGGGGGAATAAAAACAACTCACATAAGTATTTTAGAGGTGTGTAGCACGGAGAATAGCTACACTAAAGATACTTTTTCCGTTGAGCAACCTCTATTTTTTTTTACTAACCATTGGTTTGAATTTAAATCCATCTTCTTGAATATTGATTTGAATTTCTGCACCATTAGGACAACACGGAACTTCCATATCTAAGTCATAACAAGTTTTATCGTGTGGATTCCAAATAAACAATCTACTTTGTGCCATGTTTATTAAGTGCATAAAATCTTCGTTTGATAATGTATTATATAATTCACAAAGGGCTTCATGTCTTGTTTTGCCCTCAAACCTTATTTTGTCTATTACGTTTTTACTTTCTTTTGTTTTCATATTAAATTCATATATATTATTTCTCTGTTTCTGCTATATTGTTTTATAGTCCATTCAACACTTCTATCAGTATTAAATTGCTTAAGGTAAACTTCTTGATTCCGTTCCTTTATCGCAAAAATATAAGTATTCTTATGCTTTTTGCTTTCTGTACTCATCTTCTAAATGTTTATGATAAACTTCTATTTTAGCTTCTAAAGATGCTATTTTGTCTTCGTATTCAGCATTTTTAGTTGTGGCATTATTTAGTAATTGCCTAAGATGATTAATTTCTATTCTATATAAATCTGCTTGTCCTGTCATTTATTTTTAATTATTATTTTATCTTGTAAGAAACTTATTGTGTCCATGATAAACATTTCTTTTTGTCTGTGATTATCCATTTCCTGTGGAACACAAATCCAATAATTCGTTGTCTTTGGGGTCAAAAACTTTTTTATCATTTCCCCTATTTGTCTCATTGGTCTCATAGTTCTGATATTTTTATACACATTTTATTTGCATAATCCTCACTTGGAGTTTGTGCAAATTTCAAAACTCTTTCTATGGAATCAGTAAAATAATTGTCCCATTGTTTTCTTTTTGGGTGTCTTTTTACTAAATCAATTTTATCTCCTTTTATAGATAATACTTCGCACCATTCATATCTACCATTGTGTGGTCTTAAAAATCCTATTTTTTTCATTTTTTCTTTGTTTTATTGTTTATTAATTCTATGTTTTTTTTCATTATCCAATCAAAATCAGAACTATGAAAGTATCTGTTCTTGTCGTAATGTTCTATTGTTTTCTTAATTTGTTTCTTCATAACACTTACAATATTAAGCATTCCAACTGACATATCCAAATAAAAAATATATTATTTTACAAAATAACTTCCATGTGGTACAGAACGAGTAAGTAAATATTGAACTGCATATCTGGAAGCATCAATGCCATGATTGAATTTATCAATAGGAATTGCACCTGTAAGTTTCCAAGAGTAATTGTTAAACTCTCGTATTAAATTTACACTATCACTATCAATTATAATATTATAGTCTTGCATCAAACTTATTCCTGTAAGTATACTACCTTTTCTTTTTATTGTTGGTACAATATTTAAACCTTTAGATTTGCATTCAGATATTAAACGTGGCTCAGAATTATCACATACTATTAAATTCTTACCCATGTATCGAATTGACAAATCAAATATTTGTGTAGTGGTCAAACCTTTTTTATAAAAGTGTTCTCTTATCCAAATTAATTTCCTTACTTTGTCAATGGCAACTTCACATAAGCAACTCTCATCAACAGAGAATCCTATATCTAATCCACCTATTGAATCTATCTCGGTATTGAATTTACCTATATTCCAATGAGTAAATATAACACCCTCTGCTCTTTTAAGCCAACCACCCATTATCTGATGCTGATATTTCTCTGGCCTTCTTATCTTCATGTCTTCAATTTGTTTTACAAAAGATTGTGATAGGTGTTTTAAATTGTCTAAGTATGTTGTGTGGATATATGTTATATTATTCTTACTTCCATTATAACCATCTGCAATACCTCTATTCTGAAAAAACCTTTGATATATCCAGTTCTCTTTTGTAGTAGGGTTTAGAATTAATATACATCTGTTGGTAACATTCTTTGCTCTAATACTAAAATCAATTTTATCAAAGCTTTCCTCATCAGTTAACTCCTCTGCTTCATCAAGTACAAATGTAGATACACCCTGTATAGATTTTAGTTTTGCCGTTTGGTCTCCACTACTTGTTCTTATACCACTAAAGTATATTGAACTGCCTGTTAAATTATTTATGATTTCTGTTTTAGTTATTGTGAATTGTTCGCCAATACCCATAAGTTCTATCTTCTCTATGAACTCTGGTATAATTGACATACCTGCTGAAGTCATTGTGAATCTAGTAAACAATATTCTATGTCCAGATTCGTATGTTAATAATACTAAAAATGTATTTACGGCAAAAGATTTTCCACTTCCACGTCCCCCTGTTATTACAAAGTATCTATCTTTTGAATTGAATAAGGTTTGATATTTATTATTTAAATTTAAGTTTTTCAACTATTTATTAATGCTTTTGAAGTAAATTTTAGCATCCATCAACCTTTTAGTTTTGATTATAAATCTATCGTTTTTATAAACATGAAACGGATACATTGGACTAAACAATCTTTTTTTCTTATCGTCAACTTTATGTATAAAATAATCTTTATACTTATATAGTCCAGATTTAACTTTTTCAAACAAAACATCATCAATCGGTGGTTTAGGGTTGTAGAGCTCTTCCTCTAACTTTAATATAAAATTATCTTTTTTCATCTTTATCTATTTCTTTATGTTCAATATCAATAGTAGTATCTTTATCTAAGAAATTTATTACAGGAATATTTACTTCTGTTTTTACATCAAGTTCTTTGCTTTCTTTTGGTTTGCCATATTTATATTCCCAAAGCAATCTCATGTGTGGAAAACTCTCTCTTGCAAGTTTGCCCAATTCAAGCCATGCTTTTTCTTCACTACCAAAAACTTTTTTCATGGATTGTAAAGCAAAGCTACTTATCTTTTTTTCTTGTGCTTTTGGTTTACGGCCTTGACCTCTTGATATGCCTTTTACTGCACCATTATTTCTACGTCCATCTTTTTTCTTTATTCCGTCCATAAACCTTTACTTACTAATTGTGCTATAATAGAATAGTTACCTAAGTCTTTGAAACTATCTAACAGAGATTCATTATTTGCTTTTCTGTCTTTTAACATTAGGTTTTTCCATCTGCTTATTTTGTCATTCATTCTAAACCATAAACCTGTCAATGCAAATACCTTACCTTCTTTTTTTTCTAAGTTTGCACCTGTGCTAATGTTACTTATACCATAATCTAATTGCTTTTTACAAAACAATTCAAATTGTTCTAGCATAATAGATTCATAATTCTTATATAAATTTGGCGACTCTTTCTGTAATAGTTTTCTGTACTTGTTTTCCATTTTTAAGTTCATGTATTAATATTTCTAATCTTTGTATTTCTTTAAGCATATTGAACATCTCATGATGATTTATGTGTATTCTACCATAATATTTGCCATTACTGACATAGCAACTATTAATAATAATAAATTGACATAAACTCTTTTTATAATTATCATAATATTCAATATCTTCTTTACGCTTCTGTTCTAACCGTAATTCTTTTTTTGTACTCATCGACTGCTTTTAATATACCCTTACAACATTCATAATGTTCTTCATTCTCATAATATTTCAATACGAAATATACATCTTTTAAATTTGATATGTTAGTTTCTAAACATAGCAAAGCATCATTATAACATTCTTTTTCGTCCAAGTATATATTGTCATTCATTACAAAGTGTCTTCTATTAAATAATCATTTAGGTCAAATTCATTTTTAATAAAAGTTTCGTACACTTTAATTGCTTGTTCTACTTTTTGTTCTCCTCTAAAATAAAAGTCTTGACTAATATCATATATACCCAATTCATTTGTAGGGCTTTTATCTATAACTACAAACCTATAATCTTTATATGACTTGCCAAATAAATTACAATATATGAAAGCTTGACTATCATAATTATACATATAAGCACTATGTTTAAATTTATGTATGTTGGCCGTACTTTTTAAATCAACCAGACAATCTCCAAGAATATCTGCTTTACCTCTAAAGGCATAATTATTTACATAATTTATTTGTGGCACTTCAAAGTTTGAATTTACAAGAAACTCAGATGCTTCTTTACAATTATAAAATCTATCTCTAAGCTTCAAAGCATTATCTCTTTCTTTCATTGTAAACACATCCCACCTCTCTTGTTTAGCTAATTTATATTCTTTATTGTTTTTTGTTGCGACATCTAAAAACAAACATTCATCAAATTTGTCTTTCTCTAATATTGAAGCATGAAATAAATAACCTTCTGATAATGCCGTAGATTCAGTTGGTAGCTCGAAGCTCAATAAATATTCTCTAGGAGACTTTAGTAGTTTAGATACAGAGCTACTTGATAAACAAGCTTTTGCAAGATAACCATAATAAAATTTATCTTCATTTGCTTTATCAATAAGCTCCTGTCTATCCCAAAACTCTCCATCAAGTGTAGTTATAAAATCTTTCATATTAATTACAATCTATGTTATATTGTGTAGTTCTTAACGATTCCCAACAACCACCTACAACTTGATAAGTTATAATCTCGTTATAACCATCACGACAAATATAAATATATTTAACCCAACCATCACTATATTCAACTTGATAAGGGCCAACGTAAGGGGGTGAAGGGTAATGACTAAGGTCGCAATTATCTTCGCAACCAAATATAAGTATAGCCAAAAATAGCTTAAGAAATGTTTTCATTGTTCTTTGTTTAGAACAAATATAATAAATTATTTTATATATCTACTAAACCTCTTTCTCCACATCTCGTTTGCAACTGCATATCTTTGTTTGTTATCTGGATATTCAGAAATCATTTTAGCATTGTTCATAAACCTTTGTAAAAAAGAATCTTTAGTTTCGTATTGTTTTGGTTTTATAAGTGGCATAATTAAAATTTACATTTACTACAATTCCATTTCCTACCAAGAGCATTTATGTAGGTAACAAAACCTACTTTTTCTGTATAATAAACCCATTTCTTATCATGATAAACACCTGTAACCCAACATTCTTCTAGTGGTATATTTGTGTCATCAGAATTAAATTCATGCTCTACTTTCAGAACAAGAGATTTACCCGTATGCCAAGAATCACAAAGTCTCTCTAGCAATAATCTTTGCCCTGTAGGTATTGAATTAAATTTATATTTAACTTCAATTAAAATTAAAACTTCATTGTCAAACTCTAAAACAGCATCTATATCTGATGGGTGCATGTTTCCATTTTGTACACCTGTAAAATCAATAACTTGCTTTACTTTATTTCTGTTTCTAATTAAGCTGACTTTTTCTGTCATTAATTTTCTTTTAAGTATTCTATGTAAACTCTTTCTAATTTATTGTGTAACTCGTTTCTAAAACAACTACTACAATTTGTTGCTTGTTTATTTTCATGGAACACTCTATTATAAATAACTAATAATTTATCTTGTGTTTCTGCAGATATTACATTACTCTTAGCTTTGAAGTATGTGTCAAGATAATTAAATTCATCTTCATTTAAACATTCTGGTTTATTGTATGGGAATAAACGATTCAAAGTATCACGTCTTTTATCACACCCACAGTCCTCACCTAATATAAACTTAGCTACTTTGTCAATGCCAGTCTTTTTAAATACTTTCTCAACAGTATCTCCGAGACCTCTAGCTTTTGTATTTTCTGTATTCTTCTTTTGTGTTTTGTCTAATTTTTTCTTTCGCATTTGTTAAAGTATTAAATATTGAACTTAAACTTATCTTTGTCTCTTTGCTTAAATCTCTCATGCTCATGCCACTATCAAAATATAGTTTAGTTAGTTTTTTATCATACCAATACCAACCATCTATTGTTTTATCTATCTTGTCAAATAGCTCATCTAGTTTTATCTTTTTGTTTAATTTATTACTATGTAATTCATAATCCTCAAAATAACTGTTATATATCTTATTAAATTTATTTTCATCCATTTCAGTAAACAGATATATTTTTTTTGTCTTTATGCTTTTACCATACTTGGCAAAATTACTATAGTATAGATTTCGTAGTGTTATGTATATGTAAAAAGTGTTTACTTCAGTTTCATTATACATAATCTTTTTTATGTCTTTTGTATAATCATAAATTCTTATATACATTTCTTGTACAATCTCATTTGCTTCGTCATTTGTCAAACCAAAACTTTTTGCCATATTAAACCAGTCTTGGTGTTTTTGTGATAGTATTTTAAGTATTTTACAATCCACAATCAAGTACGGCTTTAATTTGTTCATAAGAGTTACAAACAAAATATGAGCCTTTCCAATTAGATTTAAATTGTAATTCGTCCTTTGTAAGTTTCTGTTGTGATATAGACTTAGTACCATCTTTTATTTCTATTAAATAATTCTTGCCATTATAACCTATAATTATATCTGGTGCTCCCTTTCCTAATTGATGAGTATGTAATATACTACATCCTATCTCTCTTAACTTAGAGACTATTTCTTTTTGGTTACTATCTACTCTTGCTTTAAGTCGCACCTGTATTTATCTATTTCAACAAAAGGGGTTTCATTGTTAAAATAATATCGGCTTGACTTCCTGTCGTATGTTATACCATGTATCTCTTGTGGATAACCTACAAGTTTTTGTTTCTTAATCTTTTGACTGCCAAATATAACTCTGGTATCAGAAAAATCTAATGCTCTATTTGGTCTCCAAATAAATAGACAATTATCACACTTATCAGCAAAAGTACCTCCACCTTTGATTCGGTTGACATCTGGTTTATAATATCTGTTGTTGTCATCTTTTTGAGGTGTAACTTGATGCGCAACCAAATGTACTGATATTTTATTTTCAACTGCAAATCTTTTTAGTTGACTCATAAATCTACTGATATATAAATCTTCTCTCTCTCCCATTTGCATACGATGTTGAACTGTATTATAAGGGTCTATTATCAAAGAACGAATACCTTTTGTCTTTACTAAAAACTTAGCTCTGTCAAAGATGTCATCTAATTTATAACTTTTTTTTGGATAAATTACAAAGAAGTGTTTTTTCATAAACTCAAGACCTTCTCTAAATTCTTTTTCATTCATGTAGTTTTTACTATAAAAAGGGTCTGCGCTTTTGCCAATGTATGATTCTATTAAATCACTATAGAAATCATTTATAGGCATATTTTCTGGACTGAACACACCAAACTTCCAACCATCATGAAATGCCTTTAGTAGAGATAGTTGGCCTAAAAACATACTCTTGCCTTCATTCTGATAACCCGTCCATATATTTACTTCTCCTATTCTCCAAGTCCAAGCATTGTCTATTAAACTGATATGTGTTGTACTACCTCTCTCTTGACCATTCCTGTAACTATCAATCATGCTATCATAAATATCATCAATAGTAAATATACCTTCTAGTTTTGGGTCATGAGCATCTCTTACTCTTTGCTTTAGTGATTCTATGCCTTCCTTAAGTAAAACTTCGTTTGCATCTTTATGAGGTTTTAAATTTACTATCTTACATTTTTCTGCACCAAATCTTCTTACGAGTTCTTCTTCTAAATATCTACCATTGTCATCATTATCTGTTGCTATATAAACTCTTTCAGCCTGTTCAAATACTTCGTAACAATTAGATATACATTCTAATTTTTTATCTAAGTTTTTATCTTTTATGTTTGGCGCACCCATGTTTACAGAAGTATGCCAAGTAATACCAGCAACTTCCCAACTCAAAGAGTCCATTTCGCCTTCACAAATAATAATTAGTTTTTCATTCTTTACTCTATCATAATTGTATATGATTGGCAAACTATCTTTACTTTGTGTAAATGTTTTTTTTGCAAGTCCTCTTGTTTTATAATTAATTAGTTCATTGTCTTTGAAATATGGAAAAACAATACTTTGTCCATCTTTTGTGCTAATAATTTTATTTGCCTGTATGACTTCTTTTGTAATACCTCTTTTTTGTAGAAACTCTAAACCTATTTGATTTATTTTCTGTAGATTATTTTTTTTTGGTTTAGTATATTGTTTTATTGGCATATAATTATCCTTTGGTTTTACACAGCCCTTCCATCCACATTTATGGCAATTATAAAGACCTGTATCTAAGTTAATACTTAAACACAAATCTTTATAATGTTTTTTGCCTATTTTAAAACAATTAGGGCAAGTTACCTTTTGTTGTGTTTTATTACCCTTTGGATAAACACCAATGTTATTAAATTCTTGTTTCATTGTTTACACTATGTTTTATAATACACTATGTATTATATATATATTATATATTACACTATGTATTATAAGGAACTGACAAGTTTGACATCTGGGCTTACAAAAATCTTTCTTTCTTTACCACCATTGCCAACACTTTTAGTTACTCTTTTTATGTATTCTTTGTCTTCTAATTTGTTTAAAACCCTATACAAAGTTCTATCATTCATTTTAAGCGCACCACAAATAGATTTATTTGAAGCATAGCAAAAACCTTTTTTTCTTGATAGCCCTTCTATGTACGATAATACAACCGTTTCAGGTATTGTTAAATTAGTATTCATAAAATTTAAATTAATATTTAAGTATCTGTTATTCATAGTTTTATAAATCACAAACACTCAGCAAAAACAACTAAATAATATGAAACCTATGAAAAATATGTGCTGAGTGCTTATGATTGTTTGTTTAGAATGGCAAGTCGGTTTCTACCTTGCTCTCTGTTTTCTGCTCTGGCACATACTCATCAATCCATACTGTGTGAGTTTTGCCATATTGGTCAACTTCTTTTTTCTTGCCAATGCTTAGCTTAAGAAACCTTCTACCATTGTATTCAATCCATGAATCTTTGGTCTTATCTTCTGCTATAGTAAAATTTATTAAATCGTAGTTCTTTACTTGTCTTCCAGAACCTACATACTTTTTTTCATTCATATTTAACTTGTTAATAATTTTTCAACTTCTTTACTTACTTTGTATTTTTGCCTTACATCAGACATCGTTATCTTGTTTGACTGTAAAGCCTTTTTTGCATTTTCAAAATACTTACCTGTTTTAGCTAACCACTCTTTATCAACATCTAATGTTTGAGTGGTTGTCTGTGTCCATTTAGAGCTTGTTTTAGAGCTCTTAGAGTGAGTATTTGTTGCATCTGCATCCTTTGTGTCGTCTATTAAAAATAAACCGTTTAAAGCATACTTTCTAGCATAACTGGACGATGCACCAAAACATTGTGCTATGTCCATTCCTTTTTTACTAGGGTCTATACCAGCTTGAGCATTTACACTTATAGAATCTGTACCATCACTAATTGTAACTGTAGCTACAACATATAAAGGCTCGTTGTTTACAAAATCAGATATTGTCAACAATAAACCTTCTTTTTTTAGTAAAGGTTTTACTGCTTCTAATATATCTTCACAACTTCTATAATTATAATTACCAAAGTTGTTCCTTTGATTTTTAGGTGCTTTCAAACTCGATTGAATAGCCACCAATTTACTTTGTAGATTTTTCATGGTGCTAATATATACAAAAAATGTCAGATGCAAAAAAAAAGGGCAACAATTTTATGTTACCCCTTTCAAACAATGAAAACAAAGAAATCAATGGATATTTAGTAACACCCTATTGAATTCATAAAGATATAAAAAAATACCTATTAAATTCATAAAGGACATAAATATTATTATCTACCTTGTCCTTTATATCTTTTTTTATAATTTTTACTGTGCTTAACTTTACTCGATTTTGTTTTGGCGTGTATGCCTTTTCTTTTGCGTGATTTAGATTTATATATAGCTACTTCGTTTCTTTTCCTAGCCATTACTCTTAAATATACTTGTAGCTTTTTCTGTAGTCCTGCCACCAAAATAAGCTAAAACGCAAGCCATCATAACTTTCTCAAATGTATCGTTCCAAACTTCTCCTATGTGAAAAGGTATTGAATCAATAGAGTCCAATATACCAGCAAAGCTAAATACCACAATGCACCAAACAAGGATAAGAGGACGAACATTTTTGCTAAGCCAACTATCACTTGATGCATCAGCTTGCCATCTGTTTGTAACAGCTTCCATCTCTTTGTTTTGTTGTTCGTAAATAAGTTGTTGTAATTTAATTTTTTCTTCATTAGGTATCTTAGATTTAGTTATTTCTGCAATAGCTTCTTTAGGAGATGTTACTCCCTGTAATACGCTTCCTAATGTTGGATTTACTAGGCCTGCAGCTCCTAGTAACATTTTACCTACTGTTGTATCTTTAAATTTCTTTTTAGGCATTTGTTATATCTATATATTTAATTTTACCGTCATGTCTTACGGCCTTAAGTATTTTATTTCTGTTTTTACTTTCACTTACATAACTAATATGTAACCAATCTGGATTTTCTTCGTTGCCAAACTCCCATATCATTTGGTCAAAATCAAGATGTTCTTTTATATAATAAAACATCTCAGCATTTGTTTTGTAACCATATACATCATCTATATCTATTGCAGCTCCGTTTTTGCATGTATGTTGACTGCTGGTCTTAGAACCTATAGCAATACATAATTCTGGACTTCTATAAAAGCTTGTAATCTTTATTGGGCCACCTACCCATTCTCTAAGTGGTTCGAACAACCAATGAGCAAGCAGTTTCATATTACCAAGTGCATTTCCGTTTGGTGTGTTGTCTATGCCTAATCTAAGTGCTGTAACACTTTTAGTTGCTTCTTTCTCGGATATATGTTCTGAAATCATAACTTATCAATTTGTTGAAACTCTACGAAATCTACTGCTATTTATAACTTCTTGTAGTTCTGATACAGGTACGTCTATAGATAATGATATACCACCATCCCATCTACCAACTAAATTTCTATCTCTATATATAAATATTACAGGAACTGATTTAATTTGATTTTTTATACTTGCTTTTTGTTCCTCAAGTAATGCGGTTACAATTTTAGCACCTTTTAGTTTATTCAAATGCTTATAATCATTCTTATAATTCCAAGAACTATTTATGTGTAAAACTGTGTACTCTTGCGTACTAGCGATTGCATATACAAATAACGCAATGAGGACAAATATTTGTTTCATTTTTGTATAATTTCATATAATTTTTCATCTATTTTATCTAGTTTTTCTGAGTTTTCTTTTACTTGTTCTGCAGTATTTTCTATAGTTTCCCTAATTAGTTGGTCTTTTAAATCATACTCTGTTCTTGTTAATTCTGGTTTAGGTAATTCTTTAGCAACATCTATCTCAGAATTTAAATCTGTGTACATCAAGGCAAGTGAAACTGCTCCAGCTATGACAATACCAATAGTTTTTAAATCTAAAGTTAGTTTTGTGTCTTCACCTATCTCACTTGGCTTCTTCATATTATTAGATTATTTTTCTTCTTTTATTTCTTCATAAGAGCCATCTTCTAAATTTATGTTTACTTTACCATAAATATCTTCAAGGCCTTTCATGATGTTTTGATTTTCTTCAACTAAAACGTCTTGTGCTTTAAGTAATTCTTGTTTTCTAATTACTAAGACACCTAAGTCATTTCTAACAGCAGCAAACTTTTTTTGCATGTCAAGTATTTGATTTAATTCTTCTTCTTTAATTTTATTCATAATATTAGATTTAAAATCAAATATAGTAAATTACCAGTCAGGACGCAAAACTACGTCAACTGGCTTTTCTAATAAAGCAATTTGGCTAGATAAATTTTCTTTCATGTTATCGACATCTAAGCCAGCTTCAAGCCAACTTATAACGTCAGACTTTTGTAATTCATCATATTCTATAAAATTATCTTTATCATATTGTACATTGTAAGTACCAATCATGTTAACATGATTATCACCTTTTTCAGCATGATAACCCCAATGTACATTGTAAATAACATTTGCTTTTTTATCTAATTCAAGTTTGGCATCTAAAGCGTTAATAACCCAACTATAACTTATTTTTTTTCCTGCCATTTTATGTTAAATTTATATATAAGTAACTATTTGTCCTCTAATTGTTTGATTCTTTGTTGTAATTCTTGAATACTCTTTAATAATACTGGAACAATTTTAGAATAATCTACCGATTGCATTTCTTCTGCATCTTTTTCTCCTGTTACTGCTTGTGGTAATACTTTTTCTAGTTCATGTGCCATAACACCATAACTTCTGCTTTTATTTGATTTCCATTTAAAATCATAAACAGGTATATTAGAAATCATATCTAATCCTGCAAAGTCTTGCAAATCTTCTTTTAATCTATAATCTGAAGAAGTGTTAAATGCTGTTGCACTTGAGGTTGTTGTTATAGAACCAACAGAACTCTGTGAAGTGTTCATATCACTATTATAAAACACAACAGCAGTATTACCTGTATCTTTGCCAAATAGTATTAAATTTGGTGAACTAGTTCCTTGTTGCATAAATGCACCACCACCGTTATTTCCGTTGTGAATAAAAAACTTACTATTACCAAATGCACTTGTAAAATCACTATGTACTGTTTGTGTAGCACCAACGTGTAAATCTGCTTGTGGACTCGTGTTCCCAATAGCAACACTTGATGCTGGAAATAATACATTGTTACCTAATGGATTTATTCTTAAAGGTTGTGATTCAAATGATTGAATAAATTTGTAACCACCAGTTTGATAATCTCCAATAACTATTCCACTTCCTGTCGGTGCATTATCTCCATTGGCACTTATAAGACCATTTACTTCTACAAGCTTACTAAATAAATTTTTTTCTGCACCCCCATCAGCTCTATAATATTCTGTAACACCACCACTTCCATCATCACATTGTATAGCTAAATTACCATCATCTTGAGATTGTCTTAATATAAACGCACCTGTTAAATTGTTTATGAAAGAGTTTGCTCCATCGTGGTCTATTTGTAAATCTTCACCAGCACCAAATCTTATTTTTTTACCATCTCCTAAATTAACGTTGCCACCAAATGTAGCAAGAGCTGCTGAATTTATAGTCAGAGCAACTGTG